GAAGATTTATATAAGACTACTGATGAACATACAGAATTATTAAACAAAAACATTCACAATCAAGTAATGCTACAGCATTTAGAAAAACAATTAGAAAAAGCATTAACTGATTTAGAAAAATTAAAAGATAAAGTTAGGGAGAACGGAAATGGAAATAGTCATTAGTCTATTAATGTTTCTGGGAGAACCTGCTGTATTAAAAGAACATTTATATATACAAGATCAAAAAATGGCGACTTGCCTTAAAATGAAAAGAATTAGCGAAAGATCGTCAAATGCTAAATACCAATGTGCTAAAGTAAAAGCTACAGTTATTGTAGATGAATATTCTGGTGAGAAAAAAATTACTAGCATAACAAGTATGGACTAATGAGAAAAGAACACAAAAGTCCTACTGGTGGATTAACTGCAAAAGGTAGAGCATACTTTAAGGCTAAAGGTCATAATCTAAAAGCTCCCGTCACAGGAAAAGTAAAACGAGGATCAAAAGCGGCAAAAAGAAGAAAGAGCTTTTGTGCTCGTATGTCTGGAGTTAAGGGTGCTATGAAAGATAGCAAAGGTAGACCAACAAGAAAAGCATTAGCTCTACGAAAATGGAAATGTTAAACTATGAGTAAAAAATTAAAAGCATTAAGTAAACAACAAATGAGCACACTTAAAAAACATTCTGTTCATCATTCAACAAAACATATGAATTTTATGAAAGATCAGATGCGAAAAGGAAAATCATTCAAAGTCGCACACAGAATGGCTCAATCAAAAGTTGGAACATAATATGAGTAAAGAAACAGAAAAGAAATTATCAGAACTGCACAGCAAACTAACTGATAAACTATTAGAAAAAATCAGAGACCCAGAAGTAAAAGCTTCTGATCTTAACGTTGCTAGGCAGTTTTTAAAGGATAATAACATAGATTGTGTACCTACCGAGAACAACTCTATGGCGAAACTTGCAGAGGAGCTCCCATTTAAGCTCTCTGATGTAATACAAGGTAAAGGAGACATAAAGCAATAAACGCTTATATACACGCCTCTAGTGGCGTTTAAAGGGTATATTATGAAAGAGATAACCCAAGATTTCAGGAACTTCCTGTATATCGCTTGGAAACATTTAAATCTTCCAAGCCCAACAAAAGTGCAATTTGATATTGCCGACTATTTACAGAATGCACCAAGACGAGCAGTTATACAAGCCTTTCGAGGTGTAGGTAAGTCTTGGATATGTAGTGCCTTTGTATGTTGGAACTTGTTGAAAAACCCCGACTTAAAATTTCTCGTGGTATCAGCAAGTAAAACAAGAGCAGATGATTTCAGTACATTTACAAAAAGACTAATAACTGAAATGGACATACTAAAGCACTTAACACCAAGATCAGACCAAAGGGGAAGTAATGTATCCTTTGATGTTGCCCCTGCAAAAGCGGCACACTCTCCATCTGTTAAGTCCGTAGGGATCACAGGACAACTAACAGGTAGTAGAGCAGATTATATTATTTCTGATGACTGCGAAAGTTTAAACAATAGTTTAACTCAAAGTATGAGAGATAAACTTACAGATAACGTTAAAGAGTTTGAAGCTGTGTTATCTCCTAATGGTAAGATTATATTTTTAGGTACACCACAATCGGATATGTCAGTTTATAATGACTTACCGACTAGAGGATATGAGACTAGAATATGGACAGCTAGAAATCCTGAAAAATTAAAAGCATACAGATATGAAAACAAACTAGCACCTTTTATTAAAGAAGGTAAGTTTGGAGAGCTAGAACCTATTGATCCCGAAAGGTTTGATGATTTAGAGCTCAAAGAAAGAGAAGCAAGTTATGGACGAAGTGGCTTTGCCCTTCAGTTTATGCTTGATACTACTTTATCAGATAAAGAAAGATACCCACTTAAATTAAGTGATTTAGTAGTAATGGACATCAATAATGATGTAGCTCCCGTCAAGTTAGCTTGGGCGGGTAGTCCCGAATACATTTGTGAAGATTTACCAAGCGTAGGTTTTACAGGAGATAAGTATTATAAACCTATGTTTAAATCCGAAGACTTTGGAGATTACAAAGGTTCTGTAATGTCTATTGATCCTGCGGGTCGTGGTCAAGATGAATTGGCGATTGCCATAGTCAAACAGCTAGGTGGTAATCTATTTGTGCAGAACTGCACGGGGTTAAGTGGTGGGTATACAGAAAGCAATCTAACGAAGATTGCAACACTAGCTAGAGACACTAAAGTTAATATGATTATCGTTGAGAGTAACTTTGGTGATGGTATGTTTACACAACTATTAAAACCTGTAGTCCAAAGGTATTATCCTGTGACTATAGAAGAAGTTAATCATACCAAACAAAAGGAACTTCGTATCATTGATACGTTAGAACCTGTGATGAACCAACATAGGTTGGTTGTTAGTCCGCAGTTAATACGTCAAGATTTTGACACAACTGACCCTAACTACCAATTATTCTATCAGTTAACTAGGATAACAAAAGATAGAGGATCATTAAGAAATGATGACCGACTTGATGCTCTTGCAATCGCTGTTGCCTATTGGGTAGAACAAATGGCTATAGACAGCGAGAACCAACTTCAAGATCATAGAGAACAATTATTGAAGCAAGACTTGGAGAAGTTTCTAGAAGGAACTTTTGGACATAGCCAAACAAAAGACCGATGGTTTTAAAGACAAGCACGGGCTAATACAACTACTACGATTACTCTGATTAGTATTAACTATAGTATTATATCTATAGTATTAGTTGTAGTATTATATCTATTAGATAATATCATAGTGTTATCTCATTAGGTACACGCTGGAGAACTACATATTGTAGTGTTAGTAGTCCTGACTACCGATTTTATCAAGGATTAAGCTAAAAGCTAGTATTGGCGTAGGTAGTTAACGACCAAAACAACTCGGGTGTTGCACAATTACAACATCTTGTCAACTCATTTTGTTTTGTTGAAAAAATCTGAAAGGGTATCTCGTTCGCACTCACTATCGAAAAACCCCCGTACACGTGTAGATTGTATTTTAAAAAGACAAAATAAAAAACGTATAAACCACAACAAACAATAATAAGGATATACAATCCGTTTTATTTAAAATTATAACGGCTTGTTTTTTTTGTGGGTGGTTTCTTTAAGTGACGGGGTGTATCTGTTTTTTTGTTTGTGAAAAATCCTAGACCAGAACGGACAGAAAAATTTTAATTAACTCGTTATGGCTCGTTGCAAACTTTGGACATCTACAACAAGCCATAAGAAGAACAGGTGTTAACCTGTGGTTATGTTTGGTTTTGTTTCCGTTGTTTCCGTTGAACTCTTAACGGGTTGTTTCGGTGTTTCCATTATTTCAGATGGAAACGGAAACGATAATTGAACGGGTTGTTTTGACTTCTTTTTTAAAGGTCTAACTCGTTCAGTTATTGTATAGGTTATTGTCTTTTTTCGGACATAACCTTTTTCTTTTAAAGTTAATGGTTTTGACTTGTTATCCATTATTGACCTCACTTTCCGTTTTTGGTTGTTGTTGTTGATTTAAAGAACTCGGGATATTTGCCCTCGTTCTTATTGCCCGAACACGTCTAAATCTTAACGGCTCGGATAGTTTTAAAGTAGGTACATTAAAAGAAATATTATTAAATCTTTTTTTGTATCTAACGTTAAAACTTTCCACTTTACGAAACAACTTACTATTATTTGTGTTTCTAAAATGAAACTGATTTAACACGGGGTAATCACCTCTGTTTTTACTTACCCATAAAATAAACTTTTTATAGTTTAAATCGGAATAAGATAACGAGTTTGATTGTGCATAAGTAGTTAACCCGTGAACGAACTCTAAATAACGATACATTGTAGTCGCTGAAATATTGCCTTTAAATAATCTAAATTCTAAAGTTTTTTCATTAGAGTTATTTAAAATTTCATATCTATCGGTAATTGCCCTTGTATAGAACTTTAATTTTTTACCGAACACCACCCGAGAATAACTTGTATCGTTTGCTAAATCCCGTCCTGCAATCTCACAAAGATATTTAAAGTTTGGTTCATAATTTAAGAACGTACCCAATAACCCTTGTTGAAATTTAGTTAATAAATGTTTTGGTATATGAACGTGAACACCCGTTTTTTTATCTTTATACGAATACAAATAATCTTTTACATTTTTTTCAAACTTAAACCAATAATCAGTTTGTTTCGCATAATCTAAAGTCATTGGAACGATATTTAATTCCAATCCGTTTTGACCTAACGAGCCGTCACTTTTACAGATAGCCGTTCCCGATAGAATATCTTCCTCTAATCTTTTAACAATATTTCGGGGACATCTATTAGATTTATTTACCTCTAATTCAACACCAAGATAAAGATTTTTGTTTTTATCTTTTTCATACGGCATTTGTGCAAACGGCAATTTTTCAACTACCTTAAAACTATACTCACGCAATCGGTTATTATTTGTTGTTAGATTTACACTCGGAAATTGTTGTTTTGTTTTTTCATCAACATTAAAAACAATAGTTTTTTTACTACTCATATATTCGGCTTTAATAGTACGTTCTTGTAAATCTTTACTATCATAACCCAAATTTGAATTGTAATTATTCCGTGCATAGTAGTTTGAAATAAATAACTCGTTATGATTATGTAAATAAAAAGAATTAAAAGCTAAATTATATTTTGACATAACCGAAATCAAATTATCCATTGGTACATCTCGGTAAAAAGAACTTACGTTCCCGAACCTATAAAACAAACCCGTTATAGAACATTGGAATATTTTATTTTTTTCAATTAAATCCCAATCTAAATAATCAAGAAGATTTTGAAATGCTTTTATTGTGTTTTGATAAACTCGTTTAAACACAGAATTAAAACGGCATTTTTTGGCTACATAATTTCCAAAATTTTGAATTAATGCCGATTGTGTATCAACTCTATTATATAAACCAAAAAAATCTAAATGTAGTCTATGATTTATTGTTTGAGTTTCCAAACCAAAATAATCTCGTAAATGTATCCATATATTTGATTTAACACTAGAGTTTAAAACGTTATCTGTTCTTAATTCATAATAAATATTTTTAATAAAACTATTAATTAAAATAGTATTTATATATTTATCTAAATTAATAAAAAACAAACTCGTTTCATCATTAAAAGTTTGTTTTGTTAAATTTGTATTTTCTAAATTTACATTTTTAACTTTTTCCAAACTGATATTATTATAACAAATTTGATTTAATATCTGTTCCGTTGTAGATAAATCAAACGAGTTAAATTGTTTCCATATTGAAACTTGTTTTTTCTCTCGGAATTTTTTTAACGTGTTAAATATATTTGAACTCGTTAACAAGTTATCAAATTGTTTAAATTGATAAACTTTTCTCTTTTTTCTATTTGGCATTGTTAACCCCTTTTTTTGTTGTTGTTGTGTTTCCGTATGGTTTTGTATCATCAAAAATATTTTGAGTTTTTGTTTCATCAAAATATAATTCACAATCTTTTTCATCTGTTAAATCATAACCCGAATAAACTGCTAAAATATAATCGGCAATCAATTCGGGACGTTCATCACAAAGTAATTTAATTTCCGATTTATCCATAGTTTGAACTAACCCGTTTAAATCACTTAAATCTTTAGGTGTTGTTGTATCCGAATTATTTTCGTTCCAAAACTCGCTATCATAAACGGGTTTATGTTGAACTGATATTTTTGGAATTGATTTATAATTCCCACTATTAGAAGAATAACCATAACCATAATTATAATAATTATTTTTTGGTGGTGTATATGGAATTAAAGAACTATTACTATATTTTAAGTTTTTATGTTCTTTCCAATCCCCCAAAAATTGAAACGATTTTGTAAAATTATCCAATAATAAAATACGGCTATCTGTTTCTGATTGTGCAATAGTTTCAATACAACTGATAAATTTTTCATTATCTAATAATTTGTAAAAACTTTTTACAATCGGTCTTAAAATAATTTTACTAAAATAATAAGTATCACTCATATCATTAGACAATAATGGACTAGGCAATCTCGGGCTATTGTGCATTAAAAATAAATCGGCTCTATCGTTATCATTATTGAGAACTTGAAACGGGTGGCAATTTTTATTATTTGTGTTTCCGTTTGTTGTAATTCTAAAATGCAAAGCAATTTCATCAGCTTTTTTAAAATGCTCTTTACAAGTTTTTAGAATTTTATTTATTTTTTTAGTAAAGAATTTTTTTGTAATAACTCGGTTCGTATCTTTACATAAATACATTAAACCAAACCCGTGTGGGTTTCCGTTAAATGCTTTTCTTATTATTTCTTTGGTAAAATGTTTCGGCTTACCTTGAATTATTAAACACATATTTGACCTCTTTTTTAGTTATTTGATTTGCTTAATTTATATCAAAATTTTTTTAAAAAATAACTAATTAATATTGAAATATTTTAAAAACCCATTATATAGGTGCTGTTGTATTTTTATCACATATATGTGGTATATTTGCAACACCATACGTTAACGGCTCGTTTATTGGGTTTTTTGATTTGACCTCTTTTAATTCAATAAACGGGCTTTTTTAAAGGGCTTTATTTATGAAAAAATTATCTAGTTTATTTTGTTTTGGTTTATTTTTTATTGGTATGATTTTATTTTTTATATCAATTAATGATTTTGGTTTAATGGCTCTAGTTTCTGTTGTTTCAATAATTGTAGGTTTGTTGCTGTTATCTAAAACAGCATAACGAGTTTGTTATTTTGTGCTGGGTGGCTACTGCTAACTTATAAAACTATTAATTAATCTTTATATTTATTTGCTATCATAACGAGTTTGTTAAATTACTCGGCATTTCAAATAATACACTCGTTTAAAAATACTCAATAATAACAAAAATTTTTACTCGTTCAGGAATTACTGCCGAATAGATTTTTTAACTCGTTATCCCGTTTTTAAGGTTTTTTAATAAAAAAAGTCTTTCATAGAGCAACGCACATTAAGATTTAAGGGTGTTTCCATACCTACACACCCCCGAAAATTAACCCGTTTTAAAACATTGGAAATTATAAAAACTGGTTCGGCTACTCAATACAACAAACAATAATAAACTAATACACAAAAAACAATACTTTATAACGGGTTTTGAGTTTTAGTCGTTGCTAGTAAAAATTAACTCGTTATGTTTTTTTAACTCGTTTTGTTTTGGTTGTTGCTGTACTAGATGTTGTATCAGTTGTTGTTGAACTCGGTTGATTAAACGAGTTTTGAATTTCGGTTTTTTCGGTTGTTTTGGTTTTTTCGGTTTTGTTTTTTGCTTTTAATTTTTTGTAAAAACTCGGGTGTCTAAAAATAAAACTCATAAATTTGCTACATTAGAATAATTCTAAAAAACTGTCCATTTTGGGTTTTTTAAAATTTTACTATCATAAGTTACAATTGCAAAGTAGCTTATAAAAGTTACAATTGCAAACTAGAAAATCATTTGACTTTGTAGTTGTAATAAAATATAGACCTTTTATAAAGGTAGGTAGGGCACTATGGTCAACACAAAGATAACTATAAGACAAGCTATAAATCAAGTATCAGAAAGAGAATGGACTAACCACAAAAATGGTAAAGGTTCAATTAAAAATGCACAAGTATTTGAAAAGTATTACGGACACGAAAGTTTATTAAATCATTTAGCAACGGAAGATGTAAGGAACTTTAAACATCATTGTCGGTCAACGTTAGAGTACAAGAACGGAACTATAAATAGAAAGTTGGCGGCACTCTCAAAACTTTGCACTTGGGCAAGAGGTGTAAAAGGTTTTAGTTTTAAGTGGGGATTACCATTAATAGAATACGAAAGAGAAAACAATCAAAGAGAGTTTGTAATTAGTAATGAACTTCAGGATAAACTCCTGAACACAGCACGATCTACTTACAGAGATGACGAAGCTGACCTTTGGCATTGTCTTATCTTAACGGGTTGTCGAGTTAGTGAGTTGTTGAGCTTAACTTGGGACAACGTACGAGATGACGGATTTTTACATTTAGTTGATACAAAGACAGGGGACGACAGGTTTGTACCTATATTTAATGAAGTAAAGTCTATTTTACAACGAAGAAGAAACTTGCCTAGACCATTTCCACAGAATATAAACGCAGTTGAACACTCTTGGCGAATGGTTAGAAAGAAACTTGGTTTAGCACACGAGAAAGATTTTGTGATGCACTCGTTAAGACATACTTGTATAACTCGTTTATTAAAAAAAGGTATTGGTATCGAAGTTGTTTCAAAAATAGTTGGACATAAAGAGATACGAATGACACAAAGATATAACCACCCATCTAAAGATGATTTAAAAGATAAATTAAAAAAGATATATGACTAAAGAACTACACGATTTAGAACAGATACGAGAGGGTAATTGGATTAAACTCGGTAAAGATCGTTATGATAAAGCCGAAAAGAAAAACCAAAGTAAAGGTCGTAATAGTGTGACACCACCATTTGTTTATGTTCAAAAACAATTATTAGTACCTTTAGCAGAACGTGTAGAAATATTTATTAAGTCACAATATAAAGTTGCGGGACGAAGACATACGGCAAGCGAACCATTAAAAGATTTAAATGACCCAAAAAAGATTGCACTTATCACATTAAAAATAATTATTGATTGTATTGCGTCACATAAAACATTAGCCCAAACAGCATTACAAATAGGAAGTATGATTGAAGTTGAACTTCAGAACTTAATATTTAAAGCTAAAGAACCTCACCTTCACACAGTCGTGTTAAGAGATTTGATTAAAAGAACAAGTAATGTCAAACATCGTAAACGAGTTTTTGCACATACCCTGAACAAGTACAAGGTTGAAGTTGATAAATGGGACATAAGGAAACAAGCATTAGTTGGACTTAAATTAGTTGACTTGTGTATCAAAAGCACAGGCTTGTGTCAGTTGAAACCCGTTAGAGAACGTAAAGATAAAACAGTTAATTATTTAGTTTTGAAGCCAGAAGTAGAACAAAAAATTAAAGATAACTCGTTTCAATGTAGTGTACTTACACCATATTATAAAGCTATGGTCGTGCCACCTAAACCATACACTACTCCTTTCAATGGTGGTTTTCATAACGAGTATTTAGCTAAACAGCCATTAATTAAAACTCACGATTATACTTATTTACATACGTTAGATAACGAGAAACTAAAAGATTTTTATGATGCAGTTAATCATTTACAATCTGTACCATTTAAAATTGATAAAGATATGTTTGATGTATTTAAAAATATATGGGACAATAATTTAAGGTTAGGTAAGTTTCCCGATAGAGAAAGTTTATTAGATGAAAAAGGTAAACCAAAAGGTATTTATCGTGACCCAAAAGTTGATGAGATATTAGAATTAAGAATAAAATATAAACGTGATTTAAATAGAGTATATAATGATGAGATTGCACGTTCATCAAAAGTATTAAATACACTTGTAGCAATAGACCTTGCGATAGAGTATTTAGAATTTGAAAGAATATACTTTGCCATCTTTGCTGATAAACGAGGTAGATTGTATTGTATGGGAACTACCATCACCTACCAAACGGATCAAAAGATTAAGTCGTTAATTACCTTTGCAAACTCTGAACCACTTAACGAGGTAGGAAAGTATTGGTTATATGTTCACGCCTCAAACACTTGGGGTAATGATAAAGTTTCTTATGGAGAACGATATAAATTTACAGAAGATAAATTAGACGAGTTTATTAGCTACGCTGATGCACCTTTAGACAACAAAGGTTGGAACTTCGCAGATAAACCTATGGAATTTCTTAATACCTGTATGCACCTTAAACGACTTAAAAAAGAAGGGCTGGGTTACCCCTGTAATTTACCTGTATCTATGGACGCAACCTGTTCAGGATTGCAGGTGCTTTCTATTTTAATGAGAGACGAAAACACCGCAAGAAAAGTGAACGTCTTACCGAGTACAGAACCACAAGACATTTACTCGGCAGTTGCAGAAAAGGTAAAAGCAGAAGTTGAAAGAAAAGCACAAGAGGGATCACGAGAAGCTAATCGTTGGTTGCAATTTGGTATTACAAGAAAGATTGTGAAGCGAAATATTATGACTTATGTGTACTCGTTAAAACCCTATGGTGCACGTCAACAAATTTTTGATGAATACAAAAGTATAATTGAATTTAATCCCGATAAAAAAGTTTTAGCAGATGACGGGTTTAGTGATTGTCGTTGGTTAGCTAAAATTGTTTGGGATAAAATGGAACAAGAGATAGACCTTGAAGCACAATTAATGAAGTGGTTTCAAGATTGTTCAAAGTTGTTTGCACAAGCAAATATGGTAATGAAATGGACTACACCTATGGGTTTTCCTGTAGAAATGGATTACAGATATTTAATACCATTTAAAGTAAAGACAGCGATTAGTGGTTCATTAGTTTATACAACATATAGACGAGAACTAAATCGTAAAGATTCTAGGAAATATTCTTCTAGTTGTAGCCCAAACATTGTTCACAGCTTGGACGGAGCAATTTGTCAGGGAGTTGCATTATATTGTAAAAATGCTGATAATCCTATTAATGATTTGTTAATGGTACACGATAGTTTTGCAACCAATCCTAATCGAGTTGACCAGTTACACCAGATCATTAGACAAGTCGTTATAGACCTATTTAAAACGGACTATTTAGAACGACTATACAACGACTGGAGCTCCCAGCTTCCAGAAAAGCTACGAACTCGTTTAACAAGACCACCACAACAAGGTAATTTAGACATCAACGAGATTGCGAAGTCTAAATATTTTTTTAGTTAATAGAAAGGACATAAGATGAAACTATTTGTATATGGTACATTAAAAAAAGGATATGGATTAAATCACGTATTATCTAGAAGTTTAAGGATAGGAGATTACATTACAAAACAAAAAGGTTTTAGAATGACAGGATTTTGGTATCCATTTATATTTAGAGATAAGACTTCTAAATTTTCTATAAAAGGAGAACTTTATGATGTTGACCAAAATGATTTTAGAACAGCAAATCGTATTGAACTTGGTGCGGGATATAAACTAGAAGAAATTGATAAAGATGTTTATGGTTATGTATATCCTACAAAAGTTGATGACTTATCAATCTCTGTAATTAAAAATACAAAAGATAATTATTATGAGTGGCGATCAACGTCCAATATGCCAAAAGTATAAAAATGGAATTAATTTTATTAAATGATGGATTGTATTCTCTTGTTGAAATAACAAAAGAAATGACAAAAGGAATAGAACTTTTAAGTGAAGTAGATTGCTTTGACCTTTGTGATATACTACGATTACACTTAACAATTTATTACGATTATCCGATTAACGCACACGTTATGAAAGATGGTAGTGGAGATTTGTTTGGTTGTATTTGTAGATATTAAGTCACAAGGACTACAAACTTTGGGGT